ATTTAAGCTTGTTGATCATATCTGCAGGAATCAAAATGTTTTCACCTTTTGGTGAGATCGCATCATAGCCTAGCAATCTTAAAACCATTACATCTTTGGTTGATTTTGTAATGATTAGCAGCCTGTTATCAGATTTTCTCTGTGTTAGTTGAAACAATCCTTCTACATAGTTAGATGGATAGTTATTCATAAACTTAAACTCTGGCTCATAGGGCTGATAAATTTTATATTTATTACCAATCCTATAAGCAAAAGCTAAAGTTCTTAACGTAGAGACATTTCTGTTTGTGATTAAGCTTCTGACTTGTGTAACGCAATATTCTTTTAAGATCTCGGGAGTGATATAATACTGCTCCCAATATGCTTTACCTTGAGGAGTGAACTTATCAAAGCTTATGATATTCTGGATATCAGCCCTGGGTTTTACTTTTCTGTTACCAGGAGTTAAGAAAACTTGCTGGGCAGTGTGACAATTTTCATTGGGATATAATCCTAATCCAAAATCACTGGAGATCTTTTGACAAGCTGATTTAAAATCAGGTAGGCCATATAGCTCTTGCACAAAATCAAAAATATCTCCGCCTTTTTCACCTTTGCCATGATCATAAAATTTAAGCTTGTTATACCGGGATTCATAAATTACAAAACTCGGTACAGTATCAGGCTGATCTAAGGCAGGATTTCTAAGCGGAGATAAAATAACCTGGTTGATATACACTTCTTCATTGATGTAATAACAAAATAAAGTGTAGTCATCAACCAGGTCTAAGATTGCAAATTTGTCAGGCAATTGCTTTTCCGGCTTAAAGCCATTTAAGATACGCTCTGACATGGCTTGGCTTACCTGTTAGTTGCTGGGAACAATTTATCCACAGCAGCTGCATCTTCAGCAGAAGCATCGCCACCTGGGACAGGATTAGACTGATCAAAACCAGTCCAGGTAGTTTTATCCTTCTTGTCATCTCCTGTTCTGAATCCCAGCTCATAAGCTGTGAAGGAGAGCCGGCTGCTTTTCTCAGGAATGCTTGCAGGCTCTAGGAATGGGATGAACCGTGGAAATGCCGGGAAATGCTTGTCTTTGGAAGCACGTACAAATTTACCTCTGAGTGCTGGTGTAGGGCCTTGCAATACAGGTGTGATATAGTTGATAAAAGCCGTGATGTAATTATCATACACCTTTGCAGCAACAATTTCACCCGTGTCAGGATCTCCCAGTGCAGCTTTCAAAGCTGTTACCGTAGTAATATGTGGCATGCCTGCAACAGGATCAAAATTCAGGCTGTCAACTGGCATGAACTGTTCCAGAATATGCCCAAGCTGATTTCTGAAATCTTTGAATCTTTCATACATAGCAGAGCCAATAGCTTCTGCAGTAGTAAGTCTGTCATCTGCTTTTATAGGCCAGAAATAAAACTGCTGCTCAGATTCTGACTGAGAAGTTACTTTGGATATAGATGCCAATGACTCAGCATCGCCTTCGCCTTGCTGAACAGTAACTACCAGAGTTCCTTTATCATTTTTTTCTGCTTTGACAATATGCAGATCTGTTAAAATACCAGGAGTAATCATAATTTTTAGTTTTTAATTTTTTAATTGTTTTTAGCTTTTGTGTGTGAGTGTGATTATACCCCAAAGATTGCTGCTGCAGCAGTTTTAGGTACTGGAGTAGCAGCAGGAGTAGGAACAGCAGCTGGTGCTACTGGTTGTGCTGCAGGAGTTGGTTTTTGTGCTGCAGTTTCTTCCATGATCATTATAGGAAAGATCTGGATGTTTTCTCTGCGTACATAAGTAGGCTTGCCGGCTTCTTTACCTTTAGCAAATACTTTTGGGATGTGATAAATTCCGGTAGATGTTTTTGCCAATGGGAAATTTAATCCTATTACCAGATCCAGGTAAGCTTTGTCTTCAAACAAATTGTCTTCAGGCTTTTCCAGGTATACTGCACTTAATGCTGTGATTAGTTCTAACCCAGCTGTAGTTTTTTGTGTTAGCACACTGGATTTTGGGGTTTGATCAGGATTATACTTTGTCTGGGAAAACAAACTAACCCTGGACTGATGCTTGCTAACTAATGCCAAGCATACAAAAGGCTGTGCAGAAGAAGAGCTGTTCCCATACTGTTCCCATTCTATTGAGGTAAACACATCATAGCCATTTTCAGCAGCTGCAGAACCTTGTGGTTGGAACTCAAGATTATGAAGAGCTACCAGTTCAGGACTGGGATACACAGTACCATCAGGAAACAATCTCAGGTGAGCACCTGGTGCAGGAAGTTTGCTGGTAGGAGTTGTAAGGGGAGTTTTCTCAACTTCTTTAATCTCCATTGTTTTCAAGAAATCAAACGTGATTTTTTTCATGTTAAATTTTATTAGTTGTTTTTACTTTGTTTTGTTTTTTTTAACCCAGCTTGACGGGCACGCCAGGAGTTGCTACAGGAGCAGCAGTAGCTGTAATAGCTTTGCCATTTCTGTAGTCATCAATTGTAGTGATGATGTCTTTCATATCATTATCTACAAAATCATCTTTGAACATACCCATTGGTGTTTTAGCCAGGTATTTGCCGTCATTGTGAGTTTGAAACTTGTAAGTCAGCACATTGTTTTGACTAAACACCCTGCTATGAAATACATAAGTAAAATAACTGGGTAGCTTCACAGTATTATCCAACAGCTTTCCTGCTGTTTGCAATCCCATTACGCCATTATCTTTAGCTTCAGTGTGGCCAATGATAATCACAGTTAAATCATCTCTCATGCTCTGGATGTGCTTAGTTGTAATGGCAAACATATCAGCACCAAATCTGTTCCACTTACTCCAATCCTGACTCGCTACAAACTTATCATCCAACATCCTGTCATTCATGAAGTGTGTTAAATCTTCAAGAACAACATACTTGATCACTGGATTTTTGTTTGCAAGAGCAAGATTTTCTAATACCCCATTAGCTTCATTGGGGTCTGTCATCACAGCTTTTTTAATTTTCAGACAGGATATCAGGTTGCCGTTTTTCTTATTGAAATATTTCATAGCACCCTCCCAGGGAAGATCCTTGGAGTTAGGTGTAATGATAATTGTCTCTGTAGGAGGCAGATTTCTCAGAGAAGTACTTTTACCTGTACCCATGTCGCCAATTACTAGAATTGCTTTCGCCATGTTTTTTTAATTTTTAGTATAATTTTTTATTTTTTTCCCTCGAGGATTTGCAGAACTTCATTAACTGCATTTTGCAGCCTATGTTTTCTTTGATCCTCAAGACGCTTCAAACTCCATTCATCGAAGCACTCCTCTTTGCTGCAAACTAGCATAGTATAGTCTCCTGCCAGCCATTCATGTGAGATCCTTGATCCACATATGCTACACGTTGGATTTTCTATGTATGTATTAGTATAAATATGATTGAATTTGTTACCCATTATTGATAGTTGTTATAATTTGCCATACCTATCTCAAAAGCTTTAGCTTCCGGTAATTCTCTGAACTTTCCTATCTGACCATTGAAGTGCATGCCGATGTTGATATACTCAGCACCTTCTCTGTTTTTCATCAAGTGTATAGATCTAAAACTATTGACCATTCTGGTTAAATCATAACCTGCATAATCTTGCAGATCATGCTTCACTGGATTAAACACACCCAGAGCTACATTACAGTCCTGGCCAAGATTACCAGTATTTTTAAAATCTTCAAGAATTGGTGCAAGATCCATCTTACCCTGGTGGGCAAGTTTTAACCTGTCAATCCCTGACATGCCTTTGTTAAAGTGTGCAGCTAATATTGGTGAATAACCCAACAGATTTCTCGCAATAATCATGTATTCACTCAGCTTGTCAATGTTTTGCTTGGTATCATAACCACGTTCTTTTTTGGTAAGCTCTACATGATCAACTATGATCATAACATGCTCACCAGGATCATTGGCAGTATAGCCTACTTTGTTAAAGCCTATAGTACCATCAGGATTTTTATACGGTACAGTCTGCATTTTGCCATTAGCTTCAGCATACTTCATTATAGTATTGTAAATACCTGTAGGATTATCAGCATCCTGTACAAAAACAATATGATCAAAAAGCTGCTCCATATATTGATCTACTTCAACAACCCTGTTATAGATCTCATCGCTGATCCTGTTCTTGCCTTTCGACAAGATATAAG